CGGTGGAGGAAGTGGTGCCATAAAGACCGTGTACAGCTTCGCAAACCTTACTGACGGCACAACCTTCTCCGATTCAGACCTTGACAATACGTTTAATGCGTACACGATAAAGAAACTATACGACATGGCTGGGCAGGGAGGACTTGACGCTGATGCTATGTGGGCTGAATTGAAAAAAGCTGATTCAAGTAAAATCATAGACGCAAGTCATATCCCTACTTCCGTATTGGACGGTAGATGGGTGAAAAAGACTGGCGATACTATGACTGGAACCCTTACATCCGCATCTACCAATAACGCCATTATATTCAAGGGGTTGGAAAACTGTGATATCACCAATTTCTATACAATGGATGGTACTCTAGATAGCAATTCTAGACTTGCAATAAGAAACGGATTAAGGTTCAACTGGTATGATACATATTGGTATATAGGTAATATTAGAGGAGAATCAACAGATTCAAGTGGCTTTGGTATTGCAAATGAATTTCATAAGTTATGCTTGCAGGTTACTCCGAATAACACCATAGCCCCTGTATTTAGGTCAACTGTTGCCACAGGGTTATCACCTTTGATAGTTTCAAGCAATACAACCGTAGATAATCTAAGCGCGGATTTGTTGGACGGATACCATGCGTTCGGCACATCAAATGCCCTTATAAAATACGGATATACGGTAGGGGGTACTGAACCTGCATGGTGTAGAATAGCTACGTACTCAATACGTGATACGGAAACAATGACAGATGTTTGCTTTGTGCTGCACTCAGCATTTAGCGATTTGTTTGGTCTGTTGGTTGTCAAAACTAGGGGTACGGCTGTAGTGGAAGGTCTATTGATAGCAGCATACAATATCAACAGGTCAAACATACGTATCTATCATGATGCGGGAAAGAAAAATATAGAACTGTATTGTTATGGTGGAAGCCGCTATTCCATAATACAAGCCAATCTGTTATACAGCCATGACCGAAACGGAGGGGCTAATACGAATATAACGCTATACCGAGCAGATACAAAAGCACCGTCATGGAGCACTTATGTAAATCCTGGATTTGTAAACTTGCAGAACTCTTCTGAGGTTGCTAAAAAACTGCAAACCCCAAGGACTTTATGGGGGCAGTCATTTGACGGTACGGCTAACGTAAGCGGAGATATGACGGGCGTAGGTAGCATTAACATGAGCGGTGTACTGACAATAAAGAATTCAACCTACAACAAACAGCTTATAATATGGTCAGCAGGTTCTACTGCAAAGAATCAAGGAGAAGGTATTTGGTTCAGATGTGATGATGCAACCCAAGAAGTAGTATTACGCCATGAATGGTATGATACATTTGTTCCCGGATATGGACTTGCTGTCAGCAAGCATGATTCATTGGAAGCAGGGGATGCAAATATGTTCTTTTACAATACAGGACGGTTCATAGCAAAAGCACCACAAGGAACATCACCCTATCAATGCGTGTCTACTACTGTAAACGCCAATCTTAATGCAGACCTTCTTGACGGGTTGCATGAAAATTCGTTTTTAAGAAGTCGTGGAATTGTCAGCGGTGATGAGGTTTCTACCTTGTGGTCACAAATAGGAATAAGACAGTATAACGGTGCAAAGCCAGACGGAATGGCTGATCCTATATATGATTATGGTGCTGTTATATCTCTTCCAGGAGAAAATACGAGATTAGATATATGGTATAATCACAGGTCCTCAGCGTCAGATTTACCCGCTAATGGCATCCAGTATAGAAGCGGATGGATTACGGATAAAAGACCTTGGAGAATGTTGCTAGACAGTGTAAACTATGCCAGCTATTCTGACGGACGTTACGTAAAGAAGTCGGGGGACACCATGACAGGGGATTTGGGGATGGATACCAACAAAGGATTTTATATTCCTCATGGAACAAGAGTAGTTAAAACTTCGGGTAATTGGATTCATGGTGGTGGTGATACAGCTTCTTCAACCGATGCAAATTTACGTTTCGGCTCTTGGTATGGAATCGGTTGGTATCCTACAATAGATTCTACCAGCGGTGTAAGACAAGGAAACAATGCCATGTGGCTGAATGTAAGAACAGGGGTATTAGATGTACACAGCAACATTACTTCCCATAATGGTTATCTAGGTGCAAACTGGGATTCAACAAGACGTTTAGCTTTAGGTGGAGGTTCCTATGTTTGGATTGAATCAAGGGGTTCAAACAATAGTATACTTTGTAATATTTTACTGCAAGATAACAAGGTTGTAATAGGTAATTATGCTGAATCGAGAAGGTTCGTATCTACCGTAGGCACAGGTACGCAGCCTTACCAATGCAATTCCACTACATTGAATACCAACTTGAACGCGGATATGCTAGACAATTGGCATCTTAATTTCTTACCTAGAAATTACAATAACGCTAGAACTTATTCAGTACAGTTTGCTCTAGGTGGTACTGATAATAATTGGAGAAAGATATTCGCTTGTTCTGAATCGGGAGCCGGACCATATAGGTCAGTAACGGTTTGGGGTCAGATATGGTATGCCTATGGAAATCATTCACAGTCAGAAGTATGGAATTATCACTTCTGTGCCATATTTTATATGAGAAGTGACCCTAGTTCTTCTGATAGCAGTGTGGGAAATGTTGAAAATTCAGCACGCCTTTATCTCCCCACATTTGCAAAAGGAATGGATAACATTCGCCTTGTACGTGTAGGAACAAACAATTTTGAAATACAGGTGCGTCAAATTGGTTCATACCACAATGGGAACATACAATACCAATATAGGGCTAATGGTGCTAACGTTTCCGCATGGGAAAATCTGCAATCCACATCCAACACGTCTGTGGCTGTATCGGCTGGAGATGCTTCCACGTTGGCTGACAGTAGGGCTTCTAGTGCGGATGTGTGGACTTCTGCTAGAACATTCTATATACAAGACCATAACGCTGCCCATACGGGTACTGGTATTAGTGTAAACGGCTCTTCAAATGTATATTTAAAACTCCCAAGTTCCATCCAATGCTCCGATTGGTTCAGAAGTACGGGAAAATCAGGGTGGTATCATCAGGATTATGGTGGCGGTATATATATGCAAGACAGCACATATGTTAGAGTGTATGGAGGAAAGAGATTTTATGTTGGAAATACAGAAAATACTAACTTTAGCACAAATACAGCAATATCAACTGATGGGGGAATATATGCGAAAAATAATATTACAAGTAATGCTAATATTATTGCAAACGGAACTGTTACTGCAAAATCCTCATCTTCCGACAGGCGTTTAAAGCGTAATATATGTGATTTCAGTGCTTCCGATATAATAAGGAAGTTGCATCCCAAGACGTTCTATTGGAATGAAACGGCAAAAAGGTTATCCCCTGCATTGAATCACGACAAGTTGAATTATGGTCTGATAGCGCAGGATGTGGAATCCATGCCCGAACTTCCTCTCTTCGCAAGCAATATATTCGGTGATTATCTGATATTGCAGTATGAGAAGTTCATTCCTATACTGATACAGGGAGTTAAAGAAGTTGATGATGAGGTTACAAGATTAAAGAAAAGAGTGAAAGAATTGGAAAAGAGATTAGGTATTAACAATTAATAAATAAAAAAATATTATGAGTCATTCTAACGGAAAGATTACAGCCCCGATAAACCTTGATGGTGACGTTTTCGCCACTCTTGGCATAGGCAGTGTGAATGGGGCTTACGATTTAGGATATGCTTGTGCAAACACCCACGGAAAAATAAACCCGTGGGCACGGTACAAGCCTGTACGTTACGAAAGCCTTGCACCGGGACCAAATGAAAAATGGTGGCAAGGATGGGATGGGAACTGTGGTATAATGCCTAAAAGAATTTCAAGTTATCAGGATTCCGTTAATTGGGCAAATGGAAGTATGAACGGATGGGAATACACCCCACCGACAGGTGGTAAGTTTCCATTTCGCCTTACCGACTTTAACGGATACAATCATAAAGCCAGAACACCAATTGGCAATTTTCTTGTTCCCACTCAGGCTACAAACCAATCCACAAGTAGTTCTTTCACTGCTTCATGTACCATTATGATGCCCTCAGAAGGTTCCCAATTGCTGGATGAACTTAACATAGGGGATATTTCAACCGTAAAGGATTGCTATTTCGGAATATATGCGAAACAACGTAGTGGAAATCAGGGTAGAAGAGTTACAGCAAAAAATAAAATAGGAAGTGGGTATGCTATGGCGGAAATGATAACTTATGGTATGCCTACGGGAACTTGGGATGTTTACCCTTTTCTCTGTACGGCAATTCTTGAGCAGGACGCTTCTGATGTAGCCAATGACTGCTATTCAATACCTTTGTTATCAAGTAAGTCAATAGAGATTATTTCTTCTTATGTAAGCATTACCGTGCTTGCCGGACTACTTCCATCAATAGCTGGAAATACTACGGTTACTATAAGAGTAAGAAACAGTTCGTCAGGTACAATCACTTTCAGGAACAATGCTTGGCGGACACGTTTTACAAATAAGGATTTCAAAGACCCATTGGTAATGGGAGAACAATATGGCAGTATATCCGATTTTGATGTTCCTGCTGGCACTACCAAGGAAATGGAGATAACAGTATCGGTTTCGTCACAATTGGTTCAGGCTAAGAACGCCAAATTGTGGGTAAGTCTTAATAGGGCAAGTTACATAGGCAGCTCCATATTCATGGTGGCTCCCGACCAATAAAATAATAAGTTATGAAAAAAGTGGATGTATTAATCAAAGGTAATCTCTGCTGCTCGGCAGCAGGGGGGGGCTGATTGCTTGCCGGCAAATTCCCTCTGACTATGATGTAAGCGGGGCTGTCACTATTGAAGGTGACACCCGTTTTACTTCTATTGATGTAAAGGACAAGACTGTCCTAGTTCTGGGTCATATAACCGCTTTGGAGAAAGGAGGTAACAATGGGTAATTCTAACAGAGTGATTACCGCACCTGTCGGTATAGATGCTGATATAGCTCCCGTACTGGGAGTAGGTAGTTATGACTTGGGTTATCTTTGTTCCAACGCCCACGGCAAGATTAACAAATGGAGCTATATAAAACCTAAGGAAGCCAATACTCCAGACTTTAACATGGGTGACTTTTCCGAGATAGCCGATTGCTATTTCGGTGTCTACGGTGAGCTACTCACACCTAAAGGCGTGAGCTTCTTCCTGCTTCTTCCTGTCATTGCTTTTTATGACAGTCCACAGGCTTAACTTTCCCACGCTCCGTGGGTAGGGCTTTTAAGCCAAATTCCTTTATATTGCAAGCTGCATTGAAGTCACGGTCATGGTGTGTGCTACATTCCGGACAGATCCAACTGCGCTCGCTAAGTTTCAATCCTTTATACACATAGCCGCATTTGCCACAGGTCTTTGAGCTTGGGGCAAATCGGTTTATCTGAATGAGGTTCACGCCATACCAACTGCATTTGTATTTAAGCAGCGTAAGAAACATCCCGAAAGATGTGTCACCTACTGCCTGTGCCAAGTGGTGGTTTTGCATCATTCCTTTCACGTTCAAATCCTCCATGCAGATGGTATGCACTTGGCTGTCGTGCGTCAGTGCATAGGTGATTTTGTGAAGGTTATCCTTACGGCAATTGGCAATATGTTCATGCAACCTAGCTACGCGAATGCGTGCCTTGTTTCGGTTGGCAGAACCTTTCTTTTTGCGGCTCAACCGCTTTTGAAGTAGTTTCAAACGATCAAGGCTTCGTCGCAGGTTTTTCGGGTTGTCAAACGTTCTCCCGTCAGAACATACGGCAAGCGATTTGATACCCAAATCTATACCCAAACACGTATCGCCCTGTATTGGTGTTGTCGGAAGTTCTTCAATGTCCGTGTCAACCAATACGGAAGCGAAGTATTTTCTCGATGGTGTCATGCTGATGGTGACGGTTTTGACCGTTCCCTTGAATTTGCGGTGAAACACAGCAGGAATATCCTTTACTTTCGGTATGGTGATTGTTCCCTTGTCGAAATCCACGACACAATGCTGGGGGCACTGAAAACTCTGCCTGTCCTTTTTGCTTTTTAACTTAGGAAAGCCGACTGCATGAGTATCACGGAAAAAGTTCTTAAAGGCGGTGTCAAGATTGCGGATGGAATTAAGAAGGGCTTGTGAATTTACTTCGTTAAGCCATTGTTTATCTTTCTTCAATTCGTTAACCATAATATCCTGAACAGTCTTGTATGATACGTACTTTTTCTCATGTTCATATACTTCAATCTTTAGCTTGAGTGCCCAATTATAGACAAAGCGGCAGCAGCCGAAGGTCTTGGCAAGCAAAACCTTCTGTTCTTCTGTCGGATAGATTCTATATTTGTAGGCTCTCAGCATAGATTATTTGTTATTAATTGTATTGCAAATATATAATATTATTCTTATATTTGCAAGTGAAAAAAAACTTTTTTTTATGACTTTAGCAAAAAGATACACATCAAATGCACATTGTGTTTCCAATTTGGGTTATCACATTGTATTCTGTCCTAAATACAGGCGGAAAGTACTGTTAAACGGGGTGGATGAACGATTGAAAATTCTGTTGCAGCAGAAAGCAGACGAACTTGGAATCACCATGGAAAACATGGAGGTCATGCCCGATCATGTCCATGTCTTTATCCGAAACAAGCCTACATATGCCATTCATTTTGTAATAAATCAGTTGAAGGGTTATTCTTCTGTTTGCTTACGAAAGGAGTTTCCATGGCTGCGTAGCCGATTACCATCACTATGGACGCGATCCTATTTTGTAGAATCTGTTGGACATATATCCGAGGAAACGGTAAGAAAATATATAGAAAACCAAAAGAATGTATGAACAAAAGCGCTATCATCCCCTGTCCTCAGGCAGGGTAATTTCCGCTTAATTATTAAAAACGCACACGAATGGCTATATCTAAATATTTTATAAAGAAAGGAAGCGATACGGCAAAGGATTTGTATGCCACATACAGGCTGTATATACTTGAAAGCAAGGGATTATGGGATTTGCCGACAAGAAAGGAAGCCTATGCCGAAAAATGGTATGACAAGAACGGTCAGAAGGTGTACGAACCTGTCACGCCTGTTTACCAGCCAACGGAAGGAAGCATAACATTTGCCGCTTTGGGAGATGTGGAAACGGTAAAGACGAATATCCGTTCGTTCTATTCATATATAACCAATGTGATACCTGCCACTCCCGGTACGCCTTACGGTTCATCCTCTTTCTCTATATGGAATGATATATGGGGAGAATCGGCAAAGCAGGTGATAAGATGCACGGGTTTTGAAACAGGTGCAAAGCTGAGTTATCAGGACGTTCAGGACTTGCAGAACCCGGATAAACTTGTGTCCGCTTATACATTTTCGTTAAATTTCAGTATTGACCAACCAACGCTTTAAAAACCAATGATTTTACAGATTAAAAGAGGAAATAGGGTTATTGCGGAGAGTGCTGATTTTTCATACAGCCCGTCTTTGCAGGAAGTGAGAAAATTGACTTGTGAAGTCGTTTCCGTTGTTCCGATAGAGTTCAAGGCATACAACTCAAAGAGCGAATCGGAATACGATACAGTCGTATATAACGGTAATACATTCATCCTGTACCAAGCCCCATCGGGAGATAATCTTAATGAAGCAGGAAAATACAAATACTCCCTTCTGTTTTACGGTAAGGAAGTATTGTTGCAAAATGTAGCATTCCTCGACATAGTAAGCGGAACAGGTGGTGAGATAAACAAGATAAGATACACACATGGCGGTCTGTTCCAGTTTTGGGGTGATGCAAAACAGCTTGCCGCACGTATAGAAGCAAATATAGAATCTTACAATGCTTCATTGGGCGTGGGATATACAGGCATTGGTACATGGACATTGAATGTGGATGCGGAAGGTGAACTGACGGAGGATATGATTGACATAACCGATGGTACTAACCTGTTTGAAGCATTGAAGAACTTCTATGACAAGTTTTATCTAAACTATTATTTTTCTACGACAGCCAATGGGGGGATAATAACCATTACAGATAAGGCTAGACCGTCTGTGAACTGGACATTCAAGCAGGGTTATGGCGGAGGTGCTGTAAAAGTTTCCTCTTCCGTAGATACAAGCACTCCCGTCATAACCCGAATCATACCACAAGGCGGAAGCAGAAACGTTCCGCCCGAATACAAGAAGGACGCTAAGCCTGCCGATGAATCACGTTATTGCCCGTACATCCTTCTTCCGAATGATTCCGCAGGGAATATAAGATATTATATTGACAGCGAATACGGATTGAAGAATTATGGTGTGAGAGGGAAAACCATATCAAACACGTTCAGTGGGATATACCCTTCCATCAGAGGAAAGAAACTTGGTGATTTGTACCCGTCAGGACTTCCCGAATGGGATACATACAAGGCGGACGGAGAACCAGATCCTCAATCGGGAAAGGTGGCAGGCGAGGGAGCGAGCGCATCTACACGGATAGACAAGATTATCGGGTCTACTCCTATAAAGAGTGATGATAGTGACAGTTTCTTCATTTATATGACCTCTCCCGGATTCAACCTAGGGTACAAGGTGTATGAGGACGGTGATTCATCCGATAAGATAAACGACAATGTGCAGCCCCAGTACAAGTCCCATGCTATGTTTGACAAGTACAGGGATTTTGAGAGTTTTGATATATATAGTACAAGGGCATATTACGGCCAGCCTGTAAAGGCTACTGCATCATTCTCAGGAAAGATGCTTTTCAGTATATTACCTATAGGAAGTGATGCTGTAGGGAAAAAGGTGAAGATTAATCTACGTATGGTTACGAACCGTGTATTGGGTCAGGCTTCTCCTTTGAAAGAGGTTGTTATCGGAGAGGAAGGTGCTACTGGTATGCTTGAAATACCTTACGACAAGACCGCTCTTGTAGGATATATAGAAAAAGGTCAGAATACGACAGTTACCATACGTATTGAGTTCACGTTTGATTCTGACGTTCCTGCCGGAAGCTGTAAGATCGGATTTAGTGAGGAAATGACCTGCAATATACATTTCGGTAATCAGGACGGTTCACAGGATAGGTTCTATTACAAATATGCTTCTGTGACGGACGCGGTGTTCAGTATGCGTACAGGAACTTATACAGGCACGGAATTTAAGATAAACAAAAACGGTATTATTCCTCTTTACGGTGAGGTGAACGGTGATACGGGGGAAACGGAAGAGGATGTTGCCATGTTCAACAAGGGGGCACGATATAAAATATCATGCTACAGAACAGATAGCGACAATGCCAAACTTCCGCTTTACACGGATGGTAAATCTCCTTCAATTGCGGAAGGCACGGAATTTGTCATTCTGAATATTGTCATGCCCGAATCGTATGTGACAATGGCTGAGAACACGCTTGAAAAGGCGGCTCTTGACTACCTGTCAAGATATGACCATGAGAACCGAACCGTTTCACTTGACATATCTAGCGGATTTGTCGCAGAGCATCCTAACCTTTTCATTGACTTCATAGAAGGAAATATGCTTAAGGTAAGGGATGATGGAATAGGCGTGTTCGATTTCTCTGATAACGGTCAGATAGTGGATATGCAGTTGCAGATACAGTCTTTGGAGATTAAATATTCCAAGGATAATATGTTCCCGTCATATTCATGCACCATTGCAAGAAGAAAGATATTGTCCTTCTATGAACGGTTGGCGCAGGAAAATCAGACCGCTTCAACACAGAATACGACAAATGTAACATTAGGCGGAAGTGGTACGGGAAGCGGAACAAATATTTTTTCTGAACAACTCCTTAATGACCTTATTGCATCGTTTCAGAAGTTCAACGGATGGTTTGAATGGGATGAAGTAAACCAAGCGTTACGATGCAAGTCAGCGTTCTATACAAACCAATGGATATCAGCGTTGGGCGCACAGAGTGGTAGCGGAGAACCGGGAGGTGGAGAAGGCGGACTGATTAAGGCCGTGTACGGATTTGCCGATTTAGGTAAGACGTTTGACGATTCCAACCTTAGCAATACATTCAACGCATATACCATCAACGAGATATGGAAGCTAGCCAAGGAAGGCGGAATGAATACGGACAAATTGTGGCAGGAGTTGGGAAAGGATGATCCGACAAAGAAAATTCACATATCCCATCTTCCTGACAATAAATTTGTAACGCTTGACACGGAACAGACAGTTACTGCAAGCAAGATATTTACTGGTCAGTTGTCTACGGCAAATGTAGTTCCTAGCGTGAACAACGCATCCACACTTGGTCTTGAATCGAAGAGATGGGAGAATATTTATGCTGTAGATGCCAACATAAGCGGCACGGTAAAAACACAGTCGTTGCAGGTTGGCGATATAAAGATTGTATATGATTCCGTAAACAAGGCAGTAACCTTTGAACACGCGGATGGAAAGACGGAAATAGGCTTCTATACCAGAGGATGGATTTCCGCTTTGGGCGTATCTCCCGGCGGAAGCGGAGGAAGCGGTGGTGACGGACTTGTGAAAAACGTATATGGTTTTTCCAATCTCGGCACAACCTTCTCCGATTCAGACCTTGACAATACGTTTAATGCGTACACGATAAACGAGATTTGGAAAATGGCGAAGGGAGGTGGTGGAATAAAGAACATCACCCAGTCGGGAAGTGGAAATGCCGTAACAGACATGACACTTAGTTCTGACGGAAAAACCATTACTGCTGTATTCGGGGAAACATTCGCAAGGCAACAGGACTTAGGCACGCTTAACAATACCGTAACACAGTTAAGCAACAAGTTGAACAACTTCCTAGAAGGAAGCGATGCCGATAACATTATCAACAAATGGAAAGAACTTGAAGCGTTTCTTGACGGTCTTACGGGAAGCGACAACCTAGCCGAACTTCTTGCACTGAAAGCGGACAAGACCATAACGATAAGTGCAGGAACAGGTCTTACGGGAGGTGGAAACCTGTCCGCAAACCGCACATTGTCACTGGCTACCACGGGGGTGAATGCTGGTACATATACGAAAGTTACAGTAGACACCTACGGGCGTGTTACAGTTGGTGATAATCCTACCACTTTGGCAGGGTACGGGATTACTGATGCCGTTACCTTGACTACTGCTCAGACTATTTCGGGAAGAAAAACGTTTAGTCAGAACATAGTATTCAACAATAACGGTGGTATAACATATACTGATTCAAATGTAGTATTAAGAAACTCAGACGGTCATACAATACTAGCTAGCTTCGGAGATGGAAGTATAAATCTAAGACCTAATGGGCACAATAATACGGAAGGTGCTGTTTTTATTAATAAGGCAGGAAATGTTCAAGCACCATCAGTGTCAACAAAGACCATTACGATAGGAGATGCCCAACTTGTTTACGATTCGGCAAACAAGGCTCTGAGAGTGAAGCATAGAACAGACGGAAACACGGTAGGATTCTACTCGGACGGTTGGGTATCTGCTCTTGGTGTGAAAACAGGTGGTAGCGGTGGAGGAAGTGGTGTCATAAAGACCGTGTACAGCTTCGCAAACCTTACTGACGGCACAACCTTCTCCGATTCAGACCTTGACAATACGTTTAATGCGTACACGATAAACGAGATTTGGAAAATGGCGAAGGAAGGTGGTGGAATAAAGAACATCACCCAGTCGGGAAGTGGAAATGCCGTAACAGACATGACACTTAGTTCTGACGGAAAAACCATTACTGCTGTATTCGGGGAAACATTCGCAAGGCAACAGGACTTAGGCACGCTTAACAATACCGTAACACAGTTAAGCAACAAGTTGAACAG